TTGAATTGTTAGGCTAGTTCCAATCAAAAGACGAGGTGTTAAACTACTAAGGACATCCGCAGCCAATGTTGTGTACTCACTTGTTGTTGCTTGTGCTTCATCAAGGCCAGGTTGTAAATCTGAATCATTTTGGTTTCTTGAAGGCGCAACATATAGAGTAACTGATGTCCAAATACTAGAGACAGCGTTTGCTTTACCGCAGTTTGTAACTCCAAGAGCAAGACTATTAAAATCTTCAAGAGTTACTGCACGTGTGTTTGCACGAAGTGCAAGTGGTGCAGCATAACGAATTTGAGCCAAAGACTCTGGGTCAGAACCGCCAATTGCAACAGAATCATTTGTAACTGTAACAAGAGCCTGTAGTGCAATTACGTCGTTACTTGAATACCCAGGAACAGAATCAATTGTTGTAAGAATTCCTGTTGTAACGTTTCCAAGAACTCCTCCACCTACCGTGTATAGAACACGTATTTCAGAGAAGTTTACTGGAATTGCTCCAGATACTCCGTCTCCAAAATTTACGTACAAGTTATTGTCAGCATCACTTGTAACTGTAAAAACTTGGTCATAAGGATTGCTATCTACTAAATGTTGAACTTGTCTCCATTTAGAGTAAGCGGAACCGCCTTGTACATAAACACTTAAAGAACCATCAACTGCTGGAGTTTCTCCCAACACAAAAGATTGGTTTGGAGTTCCATTTGAAGTACCAACAAGTTCCCCATAAGTATTGGCATAGTCTGAAACTAATGTAACAGTTCTACCTTCTTTTGCAGTCATGTCCGCAATACCGTTGTCAATTGCTGGGTCAAGAATAGTGTCAGAATCAGTTGTAAAATAAAGTGTATTAACAACATCTCCAGTAATAACATCGCCAGAAACTACAGTACCCGCAGGAATTGTTATGACATCTGTTTCAGAAGAATTTGTAAATGTTAAAGTAACTACCGCTTGGCGATAACCAGATGGAATATATCCATATGCTTGAGCAATATTTACAACACTGTCTCTTTGAGTAGCAGTAGAAATAAATGATTCGTTTACATTTCGGTCAATGTAGTACGACATTAAATCACCCATGTAAGCAAAGGCTTCTACTAAAGCAACACCAAAATCGGCAGGATTTGTTGCAGACCATTCTGGTATACGGTCTTGAATACGGGCAATTAGTTGTTCACGAATTGAGTAGTAATCACGACCCGTATAGTCTAAAGAAATAGGGATATCACTTGGTGGGACTATGCTCATATATTTTCCTCTACAGATAGATTATTTCCACTAATGTAAGAAACAGCAACTACCGTGTTAGTAACTTCCCCGTTTGGAAGACCATACACAATGTTAACGTTGGTAGTGTTTGTGTATTCATCATAAGACGAATCAACGCTACTAAATTGAAGTAACTCTAATTGTGATTGAAATGCTCTTTCAACTTCAGATTCAATAACTGTTTGTGCAACATCCGCAGTTTCCATAAAAGCAGAAGGAACTAATGTTCCAAATTCAGGGTCTAAAATTCGTTCTCTTAAGTTTGTTCCAATTACGAATCTAACTCTATCTGCCCAAATTTTTGATTGGTCTGTAGTAGTAGCAACGCTTCCGTAAGGATTTATAGAAAACGGTAAAGTCAACGCTATCTCAGCCATTATTTACCTACCCATCTACTAAGACTAGTATTAAAACTGCCACGTGTTTGTTTTACTAAAGGTTGTCTAACGCTCATTGTAGGGGTTGAAGGGGCTTGTTTTCCACCTGTAGCCATTTCATAAGCCACATCACGGGTAGGAACTACTGATGCTGTGGTTAAACGAAATGCTCCACCTTTATTTTTTCCAGTTCCATCTGTCATACATTCAAAATCAACCGTGTAACGACCATCGTAAGTTACAAAATGTTCTGCCTTTTTAACAACCCAAAATCCATCGGTATTACTACCAGTACCGTTAATTTCTACAGTTCTATATGGGGCAATTCTTGGGTCCCCTTGACCTTTTCCGTGACCAGTAATAGCAGAAAACCTTGCAAGTTGAGCCATTCCTTCGGCAAGTTCTTTAGCCAATGCTCGTGATTCTGCAACTACATTTGTTGATACTTCTTTAAATAAAGATTCTTGAACATTTTCTCTAATATTTTTTCCAACCTTACTTGGTTTTGCAGTATACGTATGGCTTTTTCCAGTTATAGGGTCAATTCCATGTAGTACTTTATCTTTCTTTTCGTTAACACCCGTTTCAGATAAATCACCAATTTTTGCAGTAAAAGAATCTAAAGTTTGCGCTTTAAACATAACTTCAGAATTAACACTTCCATCACTGCGTGACATTACTGGAATTACAGACATAAATTGGTCAACTAACTTATCAATGCGTTGGAAATATAAGGTTGTACCACTAAGTTGTGCTTGAACCCCAATTCGACCAGCAAGTTCTTGAATTTTTTCCCATTTAGTAGTACCAACCAAAGATTGCATACCAAATCTAACATTGCTGCTACTTACAACTGCTTTAAGTTTATATTGTTTACAAATATCTTGAACAATTTCAGGTGCAGTTTTATTTTTCCATATTTTATTTCCACCCTCTTTTAAAGGAAAACCAGCACCTACTCCACGCAGCATAACGTTGCGAGATACCGTTGCTTGAGATATGTTGTCACCATTGTAAACATATCCCACCCATTCACCTTTTGCGTATTCCGTAACCCATTTTACTTTAAACATTACTCCAGTTTTAAATGCTTTTTGAAAATGATTGTCAAAAGAAGCATAAGATATTTCAATTACATCTTGCTTTCCTTGTTCTTGAGTTAACCGAAACCATTGAGGAGCCTGTTTAAAAGTAGGAAAATCTGGAAATGTAACTTGAAAATTAGTTCCATAACGATTTTGTGTTCTAGTATTCACGAGGAATCCTTAATTGCAAACCTGGTTTTAAATCAAATGGGTTAATAACATTTGGGTTAATATCCATAATTTGCCACCACAGGTGAGGTTTACCTAAAGTTTTTCCAGCAATTTCTTCAATTCTTTCATTTTCAGTTACTTCATACCAATAATAAGATATGTTGTAAGTAGGAAACGCACGAAAAACAGTTAACATATAATCACTAGACTTAGGTTCTTGCGCTATAAACAAAACACCATCAGAATATCTGCTATCTAAATAAATCATTTTTTAGGGTCCCCTCCTAATGGTCCATCCCAATAACGCATACAGGAAAATGAAACTTCAGAAAAAATTGGTATCATTTGTTGGTTAAACATTTTATGGTTAACTTCAAGTCCACTAACTCTTACACGATAACGAAGTTTATTACCTAAATGAAGTTCTACGGGACGAACAGGTAACCATCCTGGGTCGTTTGTTTTTCCTCCCATAAGAATACTTTTAAAGTTTGTTGAAGACATAAACCCATGCATTGCATGGAATAAATACTCTAAATCATACATAGTTCCTTTTTGAGCAATCATTTTCAAATCTTCAGGACTTACTTCTACTGGAGCATATGGATTTGAACCAGTTTTATAACTTCCGTCTTTATTTAAAAGTGCTAAATCTTGAATTCTGTTTAACACAACAACAAAGTTAATAGTTCCAGTAAATAAGTTGGGTGCAAAAGGTATTGCAGGGTCAAGTCCAGCAGCCTCATAAACTGGATTTGCACCAGCCATTCCAGCCCAACTCATATTTACAGTTGTTGGGTTGTAATGAAATTTAAACCCATAAAAGTTTGGGTCAAATTCTTTAGGTTTTTTAGAGGCTTTTTGAGCCTCCGCTAAAAGTTCTAAGGTATTGGTTTGACGGTCCATTTGAATAGTTCCCTTACCTCCGTCATTTTGGTTTGTCCAAAATAACTTAGCGTCTCCTTCTGGTGAAGGACCAGCAAATATCATTTTTGGTAATTGAGATTTTTCCAAAGCAGATACGTTGTTTACAAGGGGGGCATTAAATTTCCATTTTCCTTTATATTCTTTTGCTGGTTTTTGCCCTGAATCTCCAGTTCCTTTAACATCAAGTGCTTTTACTACGTTTTTCTTGTTAAAAGCATCTTGTGCGTCTTTAATTTTTGTTTCGTATAGATAAATGTATGTGTAATTAAGTTTTATTTTGGCAGTTGTTTTTCTAATTTCTGCATTTAAAGAATCAACAAGAGCACTATTGTGCGATGTTTTTGCATCATTTAATTTTGCGTAAAGTCCATAACCAGGTGTTTCTAAATAAACTTTTAAATTTTTATTTGATTCTTCGTATGGTTTCTTAGCATTTGTAGCAGAAGTTTTAGCGTCATCTCGTGCTTTTTTTGCAGCCTCGTACTTGGCTTTACCGCCATACAAACCGTAAAGTTTATAGTTTGGGTCTTTAGGAGTACTTCTACCTGCCACTTTTATTTCCCTCCAATTGCAGAAATTTCTTTTTTACCACTTAAATATGATTCAACTTTTTTAGCCCAAATCATTGCTTGAGCATCAGAAACATCGTGTAGATAGACATTAAAGTTTACAACGTTAGAACCACCAGAAGGAGATGAAACAGATACGGATGAAGGGCTTAGCAACCCTTCCATAGAACCAGTGTTTGGAATTCCAGGAGAACCTGGTGTTCCTCCACCCCTAAATCCTTTGTATACTTCAGCGGTTTTTCCTCCACCACCAACCCATGAAGAGTTATTAACTGCGTTAAGAATTGTTTCAGTGCTTGCTCCACTTTTTAGAGCATTAACAATTGCGCTATACCCACGAGCATCGGCATTTTTTCCAGTCAAAGTGCTTACAGTTGCTTGAACACCTTCATCCCAAGAGTTATAACGCTTTACTCCAACACTATTCATGCTTTGAGAATTACCCATATCAAGAGTTGTGTTTAATGGGTTAAAACTTGCACTGTTATTCCAGTGTCCACCTTCTCGGCTTTGCCAAGTAGTTAGTGCAGTAATGTTGCTGTCATTAACTGGAGCACCAAGAGCAGTAAGTAGTTGTGATGCCCAAGTTTTTTTATCTCCAGTTCCTTTTGACAGTGACATTGAACCGCCACCGCTTGTTGCAATACCACCAAGAATGTCTTGAGCGTTAAGGACCCCAGCAAGAGAACCAGCAGATGAAACACCTAAAGTTTGAGTACTCATTGCTCCAGAATTAACTGGTAATCCAGAACCCTTTAATTCGGATGGGTCTACTGGGTTGTTGTTTCCATGCCAAACTTCATAGTGTAAATGTGGACCACTAGCATTGCCTGATTTACCAGATTTACCAAGTTCTTGTCCTTGAAAAATTCGTGTTCCAGGACTAACTGTTTTATTACTTAAATGTGCGTAAATAGATGAGTAACCACCATCATGGTCAATAATTACCGCTTGACCATAATCAGCGCTTAAAGTTTTGTCTGAAACAACTCCTTCTTTTACCGCCATAACTGGAGTTCCAGACGGAACGTCATAATCAGTTCCTTGGTGAACCCCTCCAGTACTACTCCAATTACCACCCTGTGCATCACGAGCACCGTAACCTGCAGTAATTAATCCTTTTGCATATTTTCCTGAACCCATATTGCGTCCACCAAAAGAAGAGCCATAACCTGGGCTACCGCCACCTAAAGCAATTGCAGCACCTGCAGCAATTCCAATTGGATTTCCAGTTGCCATTAATCCAAATCCAACGGCTTTTTTTAATATACCACCTAATTGTATACCACCTTTTTTAAGGGCAGAACCTTGTGGATTACCACTTAATCCATCCATGTAACCTTTAAACAAAGCCATTGATGCAATTACGTCTTTCATAGAATTATTAAATGTTTCAATAGTTCCTGCTGCTGCACCTAAACCAGAAATAGTGTTTTTTTCTGCTGCTCCTTGAATCATTGTTGAAGAAGTATTTGCACGAAACATTGGGTCAAATGGGTTTTGGTTACCAGCAGCAGATTTAGCAGAAGCAAGGTCTGGATTTTTACCTGCAGCAATATCTGTAAGTGCTTGGCTTATCATTTGTTGTTGGTCAGCATTCATGCCCAAACCTTGCAAGTTTAATCCTGCGTAACCACTACGAATAGATGATTGTACGCTCTTAGCAGTTGCTCCATTTGGAAACATTACTTTGTAAAGTTGTTGCGCAATACTTCCTACGCTTTTTGCGTTTCCCTTAGAATCCATAGTTGTAATACCGTATTGATAAAGTTGAGCAGACATTGGTCCACCTTGAAGACCAGCGATTGCAGATGCAGCATTTTCATTCTGCATACCAAGATATTTAGCAGCACCGCCTACTTGTCGTGTTGCAGAAAGGTAGTCAACACCACCAGGAGAGTATCCAGCATTAGCCAAAATGTTTGCTACGTTTGCATCAGAACCAACACCAGTAATACCACCACGAAGAGCACTAAACGTTGCACGCTCTAATCCTGCACGACCCATTCCAGGAGAACGAAGTGCTGCTTGGTAATAAGAGCCAGCACGATTTACAACTCCAGAAGAATCTGGAGCCATGTTGTACAAAGTACTTCCAACAGTTGCTAACGCTTGCATACCAGACGATGCAAGACCAACCTTGCCCATTTGACTGTACGTGCCTGCTAAAGCACTAAAACTTGCTCCACCACCGTTAGGTGTTTTTGCGGGTGTACCGCCACCACCCTTGCCACCTTGACCCCCGCCATCCATGCTGGTGACAGGTGGTGCTGGGTTTAAATAGCCAAAAGAAGCATCAAGACGATTATTTCCAGCCCTGCCATTACCACGTTGACCACCATTACCTAGTGCTCCACGTACGGCGGAGAAAATACCTACAGAGTCTTTGCCTGCCAATGAGATGGCAACATGCATCTTGTTAATCTGGTCGGTAAGTTTGGAGATGTCAGCGGTTAATGCTTTTACATCTGCGGCGTAACCCATGTCATCTCCTTAACTCTTTAACTGGTGTATTTGTAACCAGTTGTTTCTTTCTCTAGGTGACAAAGCCTGTATCTCTGTCAACGTCCATCCTTCATAAAGTTCAGTTAGTTTTCTCCACTCAGTAAGCAACTGAGAGTAAGAAATTCGGCTAGAACCGAAACAAGGTACCTAAACTAATAGGAACCTGTACCTCGCCTTCACAGTCTGGGCAAGGAAGTGTTAGGTCGTTAAACTGTGGACCGCATACTCGCTTGTTAATTTCATCAACAATCTTGCGACGGTCTGTGAGTCCAAGGTTTTGTACCTGCATCTTGCTTACTACTGGTGCCTCTCCAATTTTTACAACTGTTTGTTCTAGAAGAAGCGTGTTTAGTTCAGCGACTGTTTTGTCTGCACTAAGCATTAATTCTCTTTGTGTAACACCTGTTGGTAGTTCTACGGTGTACTCTAAAGCCTTACCTTTTACCGTAAAACGACGGTCATTAAGTGGGTCAATTAAAACCTTTACTTTAATGTCTTTGTCTATTTCTACATCAACATCTTTTGTGTCGGCACATGAGCCGCAATAGCCGCCCAAGTGTGCCACGTTTCCAAATGTTGCTCTAAAGATTCCAAGAAGAAGCATGTCTCGGTCTCCTGAAAGAAGACTGTCTAACATCTGGTCTGTAACTGGCTCATTGCCAACTCGAACAGTTCCACGCTTTAGGATTGTCAATAGTGCTTTTCCTAGTGTGGTTGCTTTTGAAATCTCTTCTTCATCACGACCGTTTAATTCGCGTACTTCTGCTTCGGTAGTAACCTCCCCAGCGGATGTGATGTATCCGCCAGGAAGGGTTACTACTGTGTCCGAAGGAGTTGTAATACGAATTTCTACTTCTT